ACTGAAAAAGAAAGGGATCGATCTGGATCTAATGGATAAACCAGAGTTGATGAATGATCCTGCCACTGCTGCGCTGGCATGTGCCATATTCTACGTACTTCGTTGTAAGCACGATATGAATGATCCCGGATACTTTGCTGCTGCTCTGAAAGCAACCGGTAATAACGTGGGTGATGCCTATATTAAAAAGCAGAAGTTCTATGAGTACTTCCTGGGACAATCAGCAACCGTTGAGTCCACCAATAAACCATCCACTGATTCCCAGAAGGAATATACACCCGAGGAGATTGCTGCCGCACCTGCTGCATCTCAGGCAGCATTATCGGAGGATCGCACCACAAATGAACTAATTGGATTCTGTGATCCGAACGGTAAGTATCCACTCCGTGATCATATGAATGAACCGGATACCAACCGTATGGCACGGGGTGTCACTAATTCCACTGCCATAGCATTCAAGGACGCATCCAGAACTACTCAGATTCCACGGGCACTTGGATCTGGCACTTGGGATCAACCACCCGCACCGTTTGGCGGAGTGTATCCATATGCCAAGGTATTTGAGTCTGAGTCTGGACACGTGAATATGGTCGATGATAGTCCAGGCAATGAGACTGTCAGTACATTCCATAGAAAGGGAACTTATACTGAGGTTGATGCCAATGGCACTCAGGTGAATAAGATTGTCGGTGATAATTACATCATAATGGATCGTAATGGGTCTATCTATGTTTCTGGATCAACACAGGTTACATTTGGCGGTTATGCCAATATCAATATTCTGGGTGTTGCAGATGTTGAGATAAACGGTAAGACAACTGTCCATGTCAATGATGATGTGGAGATAGGTGTGGCAGGTGATTTGACCATGGCAGTTGGCGGCAAGTTTGATCTACAGGTTGGCAAGGCATTCGATATAAAGACTGGAGTTGGACTTGGAGTTGAATGGAAGGAGGGTCTATCGATCAAGAGTAATGATCACGTATATTGGAAGACCAATGTATACTATGCTGAAGTTGATGTGAAGTTGAAAGGACCGGCACCTGTTCATATTACTGGCACCAAGGAATCACTTACATTTTTTGGTTATTATGATATCAACACCTTCAATGTGGAATCAAGGACTGGGTCTAATTTCAGAACTGGTACTCATTTCAGTGTGGAGTCAACCACTGATTCCAGTATCAAGGCAGGTGGATCTATATCAGAATCTGCACCAACAATGAATATTTCTGCTTCCACTTACAATGAAACTGTGGGGAATAGCAATTATCGTTGGGAAAAGACTAAGCGCACGTATGTTGGTGGCAATACATATGAACGCCATAATGGTGGAGTAGACCACTCTTGCTCCACTGATCCATCGAGAACTGGTGCCAACAATTGTGGTAATGTTGCATCTGCTACAGTTGCTCCATTGGCACCATTCAGTAAGGTGTCTCTATTGGTTCCTGATAGACAACCAGCATTGGGTAGTGATGTCACTCCATTGGAAACGCCGGAACGCAATCTTACCTCCATCGCTGACTTTGAAACCTCGGATGAGCAACAAACTCCGGAAGGTCAGATAGCAAGTCAGACTGCAGATGCCAATACACCTCCAGGAATGAAAAGTGATCCAACTTATGCGGGCAATATAAATAATAGTGCATCACCGATTCCTGGTGGAGTTGTTTTTGTACCGGCAGCAGTATTGATAACTGATATAAGGTCTAGGACTGACTTTCCAAATACCTATAAGATTTCCAAGAATTTCACCATTGCCAATATGACTGGCGGTGAACCATTCCTTATACAGAAGCAACTACCCGGAAACAAATTTGGCAAGGCAAGGATACTCACTGTAGCACAGACAGTGGAGAATATGGCGTATCTGGCAGAGAATGTGCTTGAGGTAATCTACGGGATATATGGTCCAGCAGCAATGACCTCACGGGGTGGTGGTAAACCTGGAGGAGTGTGGCAGATCAACTCTGGACTTAGATTGAATGGTAGTCCAACCAGTGAACATAATGAAGGAATGGCAGTGGATCTGAGACCTGCCAATAACAAGTCAGATGATACTTTCAATATGGCAAAGAATCTGGTTACAGCATTGAAGTTCAATAACTTCTTACTGGAATATAGATCACCACCTGCAACTGCTGGATGGCAGCGTTGGATACACATATCATATAGAGTAACTGGAAATACCGCACACTATGCCACATATATAAATGATCAGGTAAAACAAACGGGAGCATTACTACAACTAGACTCTGCGAAACTGTAGTGGTAAGGTATTCATTAGATACCCTTTATCAAACCCTACACCGTAAGTATACCTGTTAGTCAAATATAAATCAAATATATATTAGTTGAGATCATACAAACTATATAAATAGTAATATAATGAAGACCTCTAGAACATTCTCAGATATTGACCTGAACTTTATACCGCATCCGGTAACGGGTGATATTGTCAAGAAATACGACGAATCTGCCATAAAAGCATCGATTCGGAACCTAGTATTGACCTCTAACTATGAGAGACCATTTCACTCTGAGATAGGTTGCCAGTTGCGGAATTTGCTGTTTGAACCAATGTCTCCAATTACTACCCAGTTGATACAGAATACAATTGCTCAGACTATCAAGAATTTTGAACCAAGGGCAATCCTGTTATCAGTGGTTGCCAGTTATAGTCCGGATAACAATTCTGTCTATGTAACGGTCAACTTTATGATTGTAAATACCACGACCCCACAGACTGTAAATATAACACTTGAACGGACGCACTAATTATGGCACAAGATAGCAAAAGAATTCTCGTAAGCGAGTTGGATTTTGACCAGATCAAGGCAAATCTCAAGACTTACCTCAGAGGTCAACCGGAGTTTACTGACTACGATTTCGAGGGTTCAGGACTTTCTGTACTCTTGGATGTGCTTGCGTACAACACCCATTATAACGCACTTTACCAGAACTTTACCGTAAATGAGATGTTCCTGGACTCAGCGGGTAAACGTAACAGTGTTGTGTCCCGGGCCAAGGAACTGGGATATACACCGTACTCTGCCACTTGTTCAGAGGCAATAATTGACCTTACGATTACCAGTCCAACATCATTCCCATCCAGTCTAACATTACCCAAGAATGCATCATTCATCACCACAGTTGATGGTGAGACATACACTTTCTATACAACCGATGCTATCACTATTCCATATGCTGCCGGTTACAAGTTTACTGATGTCACTATCAAGGAAGGTACTCCGGTAACATTCAAGTATACGGTGGCATCTGGTGCCCGTTATATGGTGCCAAATAGTAATGTTGATATGAAGACCCTAGTGGTCCGTGTCCAGGAATCATCACAATCAACCGTGTTCCACACATATACCCGTGCTGATTCTATTCTGAATGTATCTGGATCTGATCGTGCATACTTTGTCAAGGAAATTGAAAACCAACTCTATGAACTGAAGTTCGGTGATGGGTTGCTTGGTATGGAACTGTCCAATGGTAATGTGGTTCATATGGACTATTTCGTGACCAATGCTGCATCTACCAATGGTGCCAAACAGTTTACCTATACCGGACCAACCTTATTGAATGGTGGCACAACTATAACTCTGAAGAGTGCCGCATACAAGGGTGCTGATATTGAAAGTATTGCCAGTATCAAGTTCAATGCTCCCAAGGCATACACCGCGCAGAATAGAGCAGTCACTGCAGATGACTATCAATCCTTGATCTATAATAACTTTCCTGCTGCTCAGTCTGTTGCAGTCTGGGGTGGTGAGGATAATGTACCGCCAGTTTATGGCAAGACGTTCATCTGTGTGAAACCACAGGGTGCAGACACATTATCGGCAGTACAGAAATCTGAGATCATAGATGACATACTTGGATCCCGCAATGTTGTATCAATTACACCGGAGATTATTGATCCAGAGTATATCAATATTGCTCTGACAACTACAGTGTACTTCAATGACCGTGAAACCACTCGGTCGCCATCTGAAATTAGTAGTCTAGTATCAAGCACTATTCTCGATTATAATGAGAATGACCTACAGAAGTTTGATGGTGTGTTTAGGTTTTCTAAACTCAGTCGCTTGATTGATAATACTGAACCTGCC